TTTCGACGAGAGATTTTAAGTCTCTTGAGTATACCATTTCTCCACTCTCGCATAACTTATATTATACTACACTCGCCATATTTCTGCAAACCCTTCGGCGTTAGTTGGCATCTCAAAATTGTCCAACATACCTTGTACAACTTCCCAAGGAATAGGTTGTTCTACACGATTGGCCAACCGTTCCTTTAAAACTGGTATTGCAGGAGTTTGAAACACCACAGCAACGTGCCAGTAGTCTGGAAGCATATTGAACTTGCGAGCACGACTTTTAATAGTAGTGCTGGTTTGATCCCAAATGATATCACGGCCTGCTTCTCTAGCCGCAATAACATCTTTGGCCATTAGTTCAACTGCTGTGGGCATGTATTCTTCAAATACTTCCCTGTAAGTCTTACCTTGCAGTTTGGCATACTCATGAACATGATGATCTGTACTCACATATTCCATGCCCTCGGTCCACTCTTGATTTTTAAGCCAAGTAGTTTTACCCGAGGCAGGCACTCCAACCAATTGATAGCATTTAGGCATTAGATATCACCTTCATGATTTTTATTAGGAGTTATAAAGCCCCATTCGTTCACAGTACCGTTAACATCGTATGACTTTTCTTGTTCATCATAAGTCCAACCAAGTACCCGCATCATCTTATGCTTGACTAACAGATTAGGTGCCCTGAATCGTTCGCAATCATCGAACCCCATCATAACACCAACTTCGGCTACTGCACCGCTACGGCAAATACCTGCATGGCAATGTACAACAACATTCATGCGATTTTCTTTTGCGTGTTGCAACAGATGAACAAGCTGTTCTGCCTGCTCATCTGTTATTGCAAACTCACTTAGATCAATCATCTTTCCACCACCGGTATTGGTCATGCCATCTTCTTCGATGTCCAAGAATGTAAATTGATGGACCTCTTTGAATTCATGCTTAGGTGTAGGGAATGCCATATCGTGATCGGAAATTTGGATAAGCATACTGTTCTCACCACATGCGTGATGTTGACCCTTTGCTACATTCTCCAATGGAATATTTTCAATCCACATTAGTCTGCTCCTTTAACTTCTTTAACTTTAAAAGCAATCTCTCCACCTTGAGCCTTGATCTTTGCAACCATATCTTCAAAAGCTACGGGTGCAAAGTTGTGATGTTCAACGCAGGCACTAAAGTATCTTGGGTCAATTTCAGGTGTAGCACCTGTATGCTTGACTCGCATTACTCTGTTAGCATGTAAGTGTCCGTGGACGTTACAGCCGAACCGGGCAAGGCTTTCAACGTGCATCGGGATATGACTAAAAATCATACCTTCCATTACATGATATGCCCTGATGTCCTTAAAGTGTTCGACATAGTCGCTTAACTTAAAGATATCGTGGTTGCCCTTGATAAGGATCTTGCGACCGTTAAGCCTGCGCATAATACCAAGAGCCTTGCGGTTGATTACAACGTCACCGAGATGGTAGACCTTGTCCTCGGGCTTAACTACAGCGTTCCAACGTTCGACCATGTCCTCGTCCATTTCGTCGGCACTGGCCCATGGCCTAAGTTTCGACCCGTCATCTGTTGTGAACACACAGACACCGGCGTGACCAAAGTGTGTGTCACTTGTTACAAATATGTTTGACATCTGTTGCTCCTTTCTTAATCAATTGCTCGTCTAAAAATTATCTCTTGTTTGGCAAATGCCTGTACTTCCCAAGGTTGATCCAAATACGGTGTCTTTCTAGAATACAACTTACCTGCCCATTTTGTTCCTCTAGGTGCAGGCTGTAGTATTCCTTTGGCAAACTGCGCAACATGAACCAGTTCGTGTGCTAATGTTATGCCCAATGAAACCATATTTCTAGTAGGTTTAATAGCAACAAGAATACTATCTATTCCAAGTAAAGGGACAGTCTCGCCAGTGTGTTCAATATCGTTGTCTACTTTAATAAACAGATATTTTTTGCTGTTGGCTAATCCCAACTGTGATAACATCGAGGGCAATAGTGCTTCGATATATTTCTTAGTCTTGGGACCTGCTGTTACTTCATATTGCATTTTAAAGCCTTTTTACTCTACCAATACGACTTGCTTTGTTCCAATCGTAAGCGACACCATCTGGGCACTTACCATCTTTAATTGTGTCTACACCAAAGTGACCAACTACTTCAAAGTCTGCACCTTTGATAGTTACAAACTCATTCATGCTTTTGGCAACGTTCATTGCTTCGGCAAGTGTTAGCACTTTGAATGTTTCTTCTTTACCTATTACTTTATACATCATACATACAGTATAACAGGATTGGTATTACCTGTCAACCACTAAAAATAAAAGACTGTTGTATTTCTACAACAGCCTTTTGGAAAAGGTGTGGGTGTTTGCAGTACACCCAACTAAACTGTACTTAGAAGCTGTAACGATCGCTCATCACAGTCTTTAACATGATCCCTTCTGGTGTGAACTCGCTCATGTCTGCGGCAAGCAAGGCCTTCATGATAGCTGGACTGAACCCGCTTACCAATGCCGCCCCTGACTTGTCTGCCTTTACAGGCACATTGTCAGAACTGTTCAAGTTCCAGAACACAACTTGCGGCACAGAGTAACCTGCGGCCACATACTTGCGTTCGATCATTTCCATTGCGCTGTCGTCTTGACGAACGCATTGGTTGAATTGCATGTCACTCAAGATCAAAACCATTTCTGGCATTTCTGCTTGAGGCACTTCATTCTTTACCGCTACATCAAGAATCTTGTTGAAAGCGGCATGTAGGTTTGTACTCATGTCCCAATCGGACTTAACCATTTGGGCCATCTTTTGAACCACGTTACCCTTTAGAGTAACAAGTTCAGACTTGTCGCTGAAAGTCAAGAACGTATCCTTAAACTTGCCAGTGTTCTTGTCTGCTAGGTACAAACCTAGTGAAACTGCAACGTCCATGCAAGTCACCGAAGTGTTCTTGCCAGCTGGACAGCTCATAGAGCCACTCACGTCTACCATTGGTAGGATGTTGGCGCTACCCACATAGTTTGGCAAGGCTTCCCATTGCGCCACGATGTGGTCAGTTTCTGTCTTGTCGAATGAACGATAGTTCACTCCCTTCAAGACATCGTAAGGGTAAATTGCCGAAGCGTTTACCTTTACAGTTGGATCTCCCTTAACCAAGGCCGCAACATACTCAGCGAACTTTTCTGTATGACGGTGGAATGCCTTCTTGTAACGGCTGGCCGCTACAGATGGTACATGGCTAAAGTTGATGTTGTCCCAGTCGTTGGCACACATTTGTGTTTCAACAACCTTAGTAAGTGCTACTAGGCTCTTACGGTATTGCTTTGGGCTCATACCAAAGAACTCACGGATTTCACGTGCTACTTCACCCTTACGAGGAGTCCACTTAGCCGCCAAGCCATTTTGAGCACGGAGTGCGTCGCCTAGCATTGTGTATGCGGCCTTCTTCAACTCTGGAGTTGTGAAAGCAAAGATGTCATCCCAACGACCTAGCTCTGGAATCTTGCGAAGCAGAGCAAAGGCCGCATCAATGTCAGTCTTTTCTAAGTGCTTGAGGATTGAACGGAACAATTCACGTTCACCTGCGCCACCACGAGCATCACGTGCCCATAGTGCGATACGAAGTGCAAGTTCGCGGTCTTCAGTGTAGGCACCTACGAATGCAGGTACGATATCCTTGCCACGGCTTGCACCGATGTTGTAAAACAAATCAACAACCTTGTTGGCTGAGGACTTGCGAGCCTTCATGCCATTGGCAGTACGGGCTTCTTGATTTGCGATTGCTTCTACGAATGTAGACATGATACTTCCTTTCAGGTTAATGCCTTACGGCGGTTTTCGATATGCGTGAAAATTGATTGCTGAACTTAACCTATATAAATTCAAACAGGATCGTTGTTGTCGATTTGATTAGACTGGATCTCCAAACCAGTTCGTCGAGGTGCTCCGAAGAGCGGTCCGACCTTCAAGTATAGTAAATTGCTGAACCGATCCTAAAACTGTTTAACAAGTTGCCTTGCTATGTGTATATTATATACGAATCAAGGAGTTGTGTCAACTCTTTTTGGATAAAACAGGATAGCATTTTTTGGCTTTTTTTCGAGAAAAGATTTTTTAAATTTGCTGTTGCTATCCTAAACTTGGAGCATAGGGTGGGACTCAAACCCACGAATCAACGGATTTGCAATCCGCGCCATTAGTCGCTCTGGTACCTATGCATATATGGCGGAGGATATAGGAATCGAACCTATCCACCCATTACTGAATGACAGTTTAGCAAACTGTTGCCTTAACCGCTCGGCCAATCCTCCATATTCTTACTATCGGGTTATCTTGCGAATGAGCTTGTACCAGTAATACTTTACTCCGCGCCAACCTGGAATGAATTCCCAGTCAACATTAAACCCTACTTCTCTAGGCATGTTACCGTATGCCTTTTGTAAAGTGTCTTCTCGTTTTGACATACAGCTCTCCTATTAAAGTGGCGCGGCGGACGGGGCTCGAACCCGCGACCCTTGGCGTGACAGGCCAATACTCTAAACCAACTGAGCTACCACCGCGTGTTTGGCGGAAACGGTGAGATTCGAACTCACGGAGCCTTTCGACCCGACAGTTTTCAAGACTGTTGCAATAAACCGGACTCTGCCACATTTCCATAAATTATTTTCTAAACTGGCCCGGCAACCAGGAATCGAACCTGGATCTATAGCTTAGAAGGCTACTGCACTATCCATTGTGCTATTGCCAGATTTGGTGCCCTAGGAGAGACTCGAACTCTCACGCCTTTCGACATCGGCTTCTAAGACCGACGTGTCTACCATTCCACCACCAGGGCATTACTATATTAAAACACACTAACACTACCAGGGCGACTATGTCTAATCGGTTCGGTCAATGTGTTTTAATATGGTACTCGGTAGGGGAATCGAACCCCTCTTCCCGCCGTGAAAGGGCGGTGTCCTAGACCGATAGACGAACCGAGCATAAATTTTCTAATCAAGTTTTTAAAGAACAAGCTATATTATACAGTTGTTTAAAGGTTTTGTCAACCTGTTTTGGTACCCTTGCTCCGATTCGAACGGAGAAATTTTTCCTTTTGAGAGAAACGACTTTACCTATTTGTCTACAAGGGCATTGGTACCAGCGGAGGGGATCGAACCCTCTCAAGAACGCTAATCTGGCGCTAAAAGGTGTATAAGACCTCTCTGACTTCCAAGTCTCGCTGGCATTGTATTTGGTGCTACCTCCAGGGATCGAACCTGATTCAACGGTTCTTCAGACCGCCGCTATGACCACATCAGCTAAAGTAGCATATTGAATTTGTAAGCTGTTGCGTCCCTCTCATCGCAACCATTTTCCCATGTAATTAAGCCGGCTGGGTCAAGATACGTCACTTGGGATACTTGTCCAGATAGCAACCTTCTGCCCTTGGACCCATCAGGCCCAGGTGGGAGTCGAACCCATCTCCTTCTACTATAAAGTACCTTCGAAGAATACAGTATAGCGTGACTTTCTCTTGCTGACACTTACAAAACTTGGTACCTCGTTGGAGA